TGCCGTTTGTAACTGCATTTGTTAGAAATTGCCGATGCGTTGCTACATGTCCGCTGAAAGCGGAATTTATGATTGTTGTTGCAGTAGCCAGTCCAGAGCCAGAAGCACGGATACCGCTTCCGTAATAACCACCGGCGGTAGTATTCGAGTCATTCATTTTCGAAGTAGCTAAAGACGTATCTGGAACTATTGTGATGTGATTTGAAGTGAAAGCGGTATCTCCGCAATTATAGAAATAATTGAACGCTGCAATTCTATAAACAGAGCCGCTGATTGTCCAGTAGTCTCCGATATACATATCTTCAAAAGTACCTGCGGAAATGGAAGCATACTGCGCCGCCGAAACTGAAGTGCCTAATGAAATGCCTCGATATATTGAGTTGTGTGATCCATCACTATTAATCATAGGTGATCCCATGTGCACATGATTAGCCTGTGCGTATGTTCCTGAATTTCCAGAAGATCCGCTTGATCCCACAGGCATTATTACAGAAGACGCACTATTTGTATATGAACTAATATCATATTGCACATTTCTTAATTTAGTTTGACCCATTCATCCCCCTTTCTTATACATAAAAGTAAAATTTTATTGTTCATACTTCCTTCCTATATTTCACTAAAAAATAAAAGCAATATTTTATGTCTATTATTTCTTTTTAATTTCTTTATTAATTTTCTTCCACCCTTGTAATCCAGGCTCTTTTTTGTTTTTTGCATTGACGCATTTCCAAAGTTCTCCATTATGCAATGCAACGTCTCCTTCATCATAAGCATCCGTTTCATCTAATGGTTCGATCCAAACCATATTGCCAGAATCGTCTACACCTATTTTCTTATATAATTCTGTTGTAATATCAGGTAATTTATCTTCTGAAGAAGTATGCTCTTTTATAACTTTATAAAGTTGAGTTTCATTATAAACATTTTTGCCATAAGAAAATATATCACCAACTTTATATTTTTTATTATCAGAGTCAAACTTAGGATACACATCTGCTATTCCCATCATTTTACTATCATCAGTTAACGATTGAGAAAACATCTCCAATGCCCGTTTCAATTGTTTCGCTTTATAAACTTTATTCATTCTTATTCTCCTAATAAAGCGTTGATTACTTCTGTAGTTTCTGAAGTTGCACCAGATGCAATTGCTTCTAGTGCGGTTGCTTGCCGATCCTCGGCAGATTCAACATATTCAGGTTCCGTATTGATGATGATCTGAATCGCTGCGATTGCATCTTCTTCAGAAAGTGATCGATCAATATTATAGATAGATTTCAATGCAGATAAATTCTGCATAGCGAACATTACTTCTCCGCCTTCATCTGTTTCAACTACATGCGGAAATGTCAAACAAGCTGGAAAGCTATGCAAAATCTTTTCTGGCGTTGCGATATCCCCATTAGGGAACATGTATGTTTTTGTTCCATTATATTTTTCTAAATGTTTCATTTATTCTCCATTCGTTTATTTATATTGATAAACATCTACTACTTTAGAATACGTTGACGAGTATCCACCACCAAATAAAGCGTAGTCACCTATTGATGTAGCTGCTAATAAATATCTTGCAACTGATAATGCTGTTGGAGTTGATCGTGTAAGGCTTGCGTTGTAAGCATCTACTACGGAACTAAGACTACCTGAATTTCCTCCACCAAATAAAGCGTAGTCACCTATTGATGTAGCTGCTAAATAACCTCTTGCAACTGATAAAGCTGTTGGAGTTGATCGTGTAAGGCTTGCGTTATAAGCGTCTACTACAGCAGAAACCGTTGACGTGAGTCCTCCACCAAATAAAGCGTAGTCACCTATTGTTGTAGCTGCTAAATAACGCCTTTCAACTGATAAAGTTGTTGGAGTTGATCGTGTAAGACTTGCGTTGTAAGCGTCTACTACCGCAGAATACGTTGACGAGTATCCACCACCAAATAAAGCGTAGTCACCTATTGTTGTAGCTGCTAAACGGAATCTTCCAACAGATAAAGCTGTTGGAGTTGATCGTGTAAGGCTTGCGTTATAAGCGTCTACTACAGCAGAAACCGTTGACGATACTGATACTCCACCACCAAATAAAGCGTAGTTACCTATTGATGTAACTGCTAACTCATATCTTGCAACTGATAAAGCTGTTGGAGTTGATCGTGTAAGACTTGCGTTATAAGCATCTACTACAGAACTTGAACTTCCGGTATACCCACCACCAAATAAAGCGTAGTCACCTATTGATGTAGCTGCTAAATAACCTCTTGCAACTGATAATGCTGTTGGATTTGATCGTGTAAGACTTGCGTTGTAAGCATCTACTACAGCAGAATTCGTTGACGTGAGTCCGCCGCCGAATAAAGCGTAGTCACCTATTGTTGTAGCTGCTAAATAATATCTTGCAACTGATAAGCCCGTAATAGTTCCATAATAAGATAATTCACCGCCTGTAGGTTTTTTTCTCCTCATTGTTTCAATAATCATATCTTTTAATCCTTTTAAACACATATTATTCTTTTTAATTTAATCATAAAATCCTATTTTTATTCTTTTGGAACAATACGATAAGTTGATGAAAGATAGACAGAGTCATATGGCTCAAAAACATAAATATTCTCTTGCTCATCTTTTGAAGCATAAGCATACCCATAATACGGAAGATTTATAATAGATCCAGATAGTACCGAGGCAGACGCATTATATGTTTCAAAATTCATACGATTTAATGTCATTTGATAACAAATAGCGAATCCGTCTCTTATTCCAACCATTCTGTGCCACGTAAGTACAAGATTACAACTCCTTAAAGTTTGTTGAGAATTTGTTGCTGGATTATATTTATATATATAACTGCCAGATCTACAAATTAAACAATCACTAGTAGATATTATTTCTGTAGACGCTGAGTATTGATATACCTGTGCTGAAAAATTTAAATCCGAGGACAGTGTAGAAGAAGACGTGTCATATCTTATTAAATGCCATGTATAAGTATTGCTTACATTTGAATATTCATAGAGAATATACAAGTAATTTCCATAAGCACAAACTCGCATATCTTCATTATAATTATGGTAAGTCGTTTGTGTTGTACCCCAACTATCTGTAGTGGGTGTATATGGTGTTACTCTAATTGCCATTGAAGATCCTGAGGCAAAAGATGTTACAGCGTATATTTTATCACCTATATTTTCTAACCCGTACAATGTGCCTGTCAAATGGCTATCTGTAGGCAAATACCATTTTCCTTCAAGAATGTCTAAATATTGAAAATATGTATAAGCAGCACTATTAACCTTTTGATATATTTTGTTATTATAATAGCAACAATCTCCTGCTACATAAGAGCTGCTAATAGCCATATCTCCCATTCGCGATATGGCTATTCCGCCCATAAATTCATTTTCAATTCTCATTCCACTACCAAGTATCATATTATTACCTCATCATACAATAAACATTACATTTACTGCAATATCAGTAGTAGGAGATGCAGATGCAGTATAATTAAAAGTAAGACTTCCGGTTGATTGGGCACTACAATATACATCAGCATTGAAAAAAGCATCTCTATTTGTTGAAGTAGAAGGCTCAGCGCCATATTGCACAATAGCATCTGAAGTCATATTTGTTACTGATACAGATTGCTCTTTTGCAACCCAACTTCCTGAATATAATGTAACTTGTTGAGTATACATATTTTTAGTAGACATATTGCCAGATCCACCCGTAGAATTAATAGTTATTGTAGAGGACGAAGTATTTTGATCTATTACTATATTACTACCGGCAGTTATTACAAGCCCATTAGCTAAATCTGGATTCAAAGAAGAAACAACATAAGGTGCACTAGTAAACGAACTAAATAACTTTTTTAGTTTACCAAATAATATTGATAAGTTTTCTCCGCTAATCAAATTCAACAACGTACCAGCTTCAACAAAAGCTACAGATCCGCTACTAATATCTTCGCCTTTTAGCATAAAGGCACTTGCATGAAAATTATCTAATGTATCAGCATTAGCTGTAGTTACAACTGTAACCATATATTTAGCAGTAATCAAATCTCCTGCTACTGGTGCTGTTACAAAAGTAAAAGTGCCACTTTCAGGAGATGTTTCATTCCAATCCTCTACTGTACCTTGTGTTTGTAATTGCCCGTTTAAGTAAACTTCTAAGCTACCGCTTGCATATTTTCCTTGCGATACTGTAAATGTTTTATTGGTTCCGTTTATAGAACCAGAAATTACTCCATACGTATCGCCTGTTCCACCAGTCTGATCTATAAAAAAGCTATTAGATGATGGATTGGCGTTTACTTTAACCGTACCAGCCAAGGTGTCGGTTGTAATTGTTACATTGCTACCACCAGTAAGTACAAGTCCTTTTTGTAAAGTCGGATCTATTCCCAATAGTACATAACTTGCCGTAGAGGGCGCCATAGAAGAAGCAGTAATTACTGTATCAATCGTTACAGTAGACGCGCTTGCATTTTGAGTTATTTTTATATTATCTCCAGCAGTTAATAGCCATTCTCCTGTAATGTTAGGATGTAGCGACAACATCACATAACTTCCATTAGTGGCTACAGAAGAAGCGGATAACGTGGTGTCTATAATAATCGTAGAAGCACTTGCATTTTGAGTTAAAGTTACATTACTTCCTGCTGTTAACAACCACTCATTCGATAGATTAGGATTTAAACTTAAAACGATATAGCTCGCATTTGAAGGTGCTATCGTTGAAGATGAAACAAACGAAGATACCGTTATAGTAGAAGCATTAGAATCTTGCGTTAAAGAAATTCCCGATCCGGCAGTTAATAACCACTCATTTGTAAGATTAGGATTTAAACTTAAAACTACATAACTTCCATTAGCTAATGCAAGAGACGAAGAACTTATTCCACTTGTAGTCAAAATTCCACATCCGCTTATCATTGTTAAATTATTTGTGCTTCCAGATACAGTAATTTGCTCAGCAGACGCAGATCCCATCCATACCCATGATGTTCCATCATAGACAAATGATTGTGGTTTGTTTTTAACTAATTCTTTCCCAGTAAAATTTATCTTATTGCCATTTATATCAATTTTATTGAGAGTCTTAGTACCAAGGGAATTAATATTTAATGTAACTGCTCCATCATTTGTTGTATCTAATATTAGGCTAATTTGCATATCTTTACGATAAGCAGATATAGCGGAAGAAGAGGAAGCATAAAAGTTTTCGCTAACATACGATGCAGAAATAACATTAATTCCAGTAATTCCAGAAATAGATGATATTGATCCACTAACTGATCCTGCCCAAGCATCTATAATTCTCATATTAGAAGTAACACTATTCCCTGCTAAATCTTCTCTGAATGTTTGAAATAAAGCGCTGGCATCTGTAGTTGCATCATATGTCTTTAGACTTAAGTTTGCGGTTGGAGTTGTCATAAAACATCCTTTTTATTGTTCATTATCATTTTGACCTCCTCCCTATTTATCCCTTGCTCATATAATGGCATATTATTTTATCGCCAGCTAACGGCGCTCTTACAAATGAAAAAACTCCTAAAGATGCAGAGGTTTCTACCCAATCATCATCTGATCCTTGTGTTTGAAGTTGCCCATTTAAATATACTAATAATGTACCACTATCAAACTTTTGATTAGAAACTGTAAAATCACAATTGCTTCCAGTAATAGACCCGCTTAATAATCCATAAGTTTTTACTGAGCTTCCAGATTGATCTACAAAGAAATTGTTTTTTATTGCTATAGTAGACGCATTATTATCTTTTATTATAGAAATGCCACTACCAGCAGTTAATAGCCAGTCATTACTTAAGTCAGGATTTAATTCTAAGACTACATAACTAGCATTTGTAACACCACTTGAAGATCCTGAGGCAGCCGTTACTATTAAAGTTGAAGCTGAGGAGTCTTTTGTCAATGTAATATTATTCCCTGCGGTTAATGTTAATCCGTTAGACAGTTCGGAATTACTATTGAATAAAACATAACTTCCTGTTGATGGAGCAATACTCAAATTAATTCTCGCATCCAAATCATTATTAGCATTAGTTCCGCCAAGTGTTATCGGTACAGCTTCCGATAAATTAGACCCAGATATTATAGATGAAGAAATAGCAGTAGAGCTTATAATCACCGTAGAAGTAGAAGAATCTTGGTTTATTGTTATATTGCTTCCTGCTGTTAAAAGCCATTCGTTATTTAAAGTTTGATCTAGAGATAATACAATATAACTTGCTGTTGAAGAAGCTATTGAAGAAGCAGATATATTTGAAGATATTGTAATAGTAGAAGAAGATGTATCTTTCTCTATATTTATTTCATTTCCAGCAACAATATTAACTTCTATTAATACTGTAGAAGCATTAGTATTTTCTTCTAATATTATCCCACTGCCTGCTATTATTTTTTTGCCATTTGGTAAATTTGTATCTAACTCAGATAATAAATAATTAGCATTTACAGGTGCAATAGAAGAAGCGGAAACGCTTGAATTTATAATTATTGCAGAAGCACTATTGTCTTGTGTCAAAGTTATATTGTTACCGTTAGTCAATAGCCATTCATTTTTTAACTCAGAATTCAATGCTAATACAACATAGCTTCCAGAAGACGGCGCAACTTGTAAATTGGCTCTTGCATCAGAATTTGTAGTAGCATTAGTGCCACCTAAAATTATTGGAACAACCGCAGATAAATTAGATCCAGATATTATAGATGTAGATGTTGCTGTGGAATTTATATAGACCTTAGATGTAGATGAATCCTGATCTATCGATATATTACTACCTGCTGTTAAAAGCCAATCATTTGATAATTCTGCATTTAGAGATAAGACTACATAACTTGCATTAGTTACTCCTGTCGAAGATCCAGATGAGCCTGACGCTGCATTTATAGTTATTGTAGAAGCAGAAGCATCTTGAACTAAAGTTATATTATTACCAGCAGTTAATAACCATTCATTCGTGAGATCTGGATGTAATGCCAATACAACATAGCTTGCACTTGTTGGTGCATAAGATCCTGTAACTGTTCCAACAGACGAAGCAGATATACCACTATCTATTAATACTCCACAAGGAGATATCATAATAAGATGCTGATTAATTCCGCTCGCACTAATCTGATCCGCCAAGTTAGAAGAAACTAATACCCAATATGTTCCGTCATATCTGAAAGTATACCCTCTGTTCTTCTTTAATTCGCCAACTTCAAAACCGATAAGATTACCATCAATGTCATATCTTTTTAAATATTTTGTTCCTAAACTATTTATATTTAATCCTACTGCACCATCGCTATCAGTGCTTAATGATAAAGATATAAACATATTTGTAGTATAAGCGCTTATATCCGTAGTTGTGGCTTCATAATAATTTGCACTAATATAAGAGCCCCTGACATAATGCAAACCTAATTGTGCTAAAGATAATAAAGACGCATTGGCACTTCCTACCCAACTATCTATTAAATTCATGTTAGAAGTAGGAGAAACTCCTGCCTGATCTCCACGATATGTTGCAAATGTAGCACTTGCATCCGTTGTACTATTATAAATTTTTAAAGCTAAATTTGGAGTATTTAAAGGCATAAATTCCTCCTTTCTAAGAAATTGTGTAATCTAAATCTTGCAATGTTTGAGTATCCATAGTTGCTAAAGTCTTACCATCATGTTCCCATAATTGATAAAATTTAGCTAAAAGCGGATTTGTAGTAAAAGATATTTTAGGAATTTTTATAGATATAGGATCTAATTTGTATATAAGTTTTAGCGTAGCCACTAAAAGCGTTTTAGGTATTACAATAGTATTTGTAATTTTTAATAGTTGTTTCATTGTAAATGTAAAAACAGTTTTCTTTAGTTTTAAAGCTAAAGTAGGTTTTAAAAGAAATTTTATCAATGAATTACTAATTGTTAATTTAACCTTAGGTATTTTATTTAAAACTGATAAAGCTATAGTAAACGTAGGATATAATACTACCATTCTAAAATATTGTTTAAAATTTATTGTCCAACTTGCCGTCACACTTAAACCAAATATAGTCAATTCAAAACTGTGCTTATTTCTTATATATGAAATAAACGAATGTTGTTGAGTCATAATAACTCCTTAAGCATTAGTCATGCTTACAGTAACTGCTCCTATAGCAAACTGTACTGTTGTTGCCGTTTGTACCGTTTTAGGCACCGATAATGCTTCAAAATACCATATATCAGCCGTACCAACAGTTGCGCTTGCAGCTAAAAACACATAAGTTATCGTACCCCATGAGGCAGTGCTTTCTGTAAATGTTATTGCTGCAGCATTAGTAAGAGATGCCGCTGAAGCAGTAGCCCAGTTTGTTTTGTTATTAACAATTGCAACACGAGCATATGCTGTGCCTGAAGTTGAAGGTTCTGTTGCGCCTGTACCGTCATTAGCAATAGTTGTCGTAGATAATCCCATATACATTGTTGATAAATTTGAAAAGGCAGTTGCACCGAATAAATAATCTAATACTTTGTTTGCTGCTGCTGTAGTAATTGCCATATAATTCTCCTTTCAATTACACTGTGGCGTTTCGCCCTAATATAATAAGAACGCCTTGTGCGGGTCTATATTCTTCCCCGTCATAATCCAAAACAACTGGTTGATGCGTAAATTTCCCTTGTAAATTTTCTGTGCTGCTTCCACTTATAGTTACCTTAAATTGGTTGATAACAGACCCAGTCAACGTTCCGTTAATTGTTAAAGCTGCATACTGAGGATTCCCGTAAGGGCTCATTACCCAATAGCAGGTCGCATTAGATAAATCCAACGGGGCACTTGCACTATCATATATATCAAATGTCAATTCTTGAAGCGTACCACCTATAAATTGAAAAGGTTCTAAAGTATACGCCGATAAACACTCAAAAGGATTTGCCAATTTATCCTCCTTCTTTTGTATCTTTATTTAAATCAATTGACTGATTTTCCTTATTTTTTTGATCTTGTAAATCTTTTATAATTTGCTCTAATCTTGCAAAAGCGTTTGCTAAAGCGTAAGCATTGCTTGATCCATGCACTGTTATTTGATTTAAAAAATTAAAAGTTTCTTCTAATAATTGTATATTGTTTTCACTTATATAATACATAATAAAATTTCCTTTTTATTATACTTGATAACTATTTATCAAAATGCCCTTACTAAATACGAAAGCTCTTGTTGAAGCGCCAGTCGTAACTTGATATGTAGCAGTAAGTCCAGCACTAGTCCCAGCATATAAATTGCTATATACATAAAAATTTTGGGCAGAAGAAGTTCCGCTACTTGTAAAATTAGAATAAACTCTATCTGTAACCTGAAGAGTGCCATCTATATAAGCACTATCATTAATTCTTGTATAACCACCTATGGTAGTTGTTCCAACAACCTCTAAATTATTATTTAGTTTAGTATTTCCAGTTAGATTAATACCATTGCCACCATACATAGTTATTATTGCAGAGTCTGCTCGAATTTGAGCACCACCCCCATTAATATTAACCCCCGTATTTGCCGTAAGATATATCATATTGGTCACATCTAATTTAATGTTGGCGCCAGTACCGCTTCCATATATAACCCCGCCCATAATTCTATCTCCGCTCATCGTGCCATAAGTTAACTTACCAGCATTTAACCCTGAACCAATTTGAGAATCAGCAAGAGTACCTGATATTTTACTCGCAATTAAAGAACTTATTTGATCACTTGTCAAATATCCATCTATTTTATTAGCATAAATTGTCCCACCAAAAGTTGCACTTGTAGGCGTAATTGTTAATAGCCCAAGCTTAATATAGCCATCACTACGGATATAATTACCATGAGTATCTTGCAATCTATCTGAAAGAATAGCCCAACCACCAATTGAGCCAGAAGAGGCAATAATTTGTCCTGTCATAGTTACATTACCAGAAGGATCTAAATAAAATTGATCAGTCCAAGTACCACCTATATTCTTTTGTATTTTTATACCGTTATTAGGATCTAATAGTATCTTGTTATTGCCAGAAGATGTTGCTAATGATAATGTGGCATTAGTCAATGTCGCCCCACTACTATCAAATAAGAATGAGTTGTTTTGGTTAGTCATATAAAGATTATTACCAATCAACATTTTACCAACTAAAGCATCACCAACTACTCCATAATATTTAGTGCCATTTACATCTACTTCGCCTAATGCTAAACTGGACGTTTGCCATCCATCTTTGGTAAAACAAATAATACCATTATTCATCCACAATTGTTTGGGATCATATATAGCAGAAGAACTTATCGTGCTTGCACTTATAAGGTTTCTTACTCTAATACCTGTTTGATCTATAAGAACATTTTGTGTACTACCGCTTACAACATTATTGCGAGCTGTATCTAAACTTGATATTATAAAACTGCTTACATCATCTTGATAGTTTTTAGTCCAGCTTGACCATTGCTCAGAATTAAAACTTGTTGAAATAGATGAAGTATTATTACTATTTAAAAGATCACTGAGTTGGAAATTGCTATTATCTATTCTTAACCTGTTTGAAAATGTAAGCGAGAAATCTGACGGGTTATCATAATTCATGGATATTTCTAATAATGCAGGATATACCATAGTATGACTGCCAGACGATGATACATAATCGGATTCATAAATATTAGACTCTCCGCCAATGTCAAGCGTAACTATTGTTCCTAATTCCAACTGATTAGTAAATGGGAGATATTCTTTTAATGAAGTAAAGTTTACAGCATTTAATGAAAATTCATAGCGTGGTTGTGCTATTTTTTTAAGCACTTTTACTGCTTGATCATATAATCCTTGTGCCTGATCTTGAATTTCAGAATTTGTCATAATAGATGTTTGTATAAAGTTTTCATTTGTATATGTACTTCCAAACATAAAATTAGATAATTCTTCTTGAGCTTCCGTTGAAAAATTAGTATCAAAACTTAATGCTGTATTTATATCAGTAAGATCGGAAGTTGTTGTAGTTATTTGAGATTGAGTCAGTAGTATTGCCGTGTTTTTAGCATCTATTTCTAATTGTTTTGAAGCAAGTTGGCTATTTATATCAGTCAAGTCTAATCCTTGAGATATTCTTGCTAATTTGACATTTTCTAATGATTTATACTCGCTTTGAAGATCCGTCAATTCAGATTGCTGAGTCAACAATATTTCATTATAATTTTGTAAAGTCGTAAGTAAAGAAGCATAATTACTTTGATTAGATTCTATTAGGGCTTCCCAATTATTCAAAGATGTTATTAATGACGCCGACATCCAGTTTGTATTTTCAAAATATGAGAAGTCATATATATTATCTGTACCTAACGGATTAACTGAATTTATTGAAAGATTCCCACCACCAGTTACAGTCAAACAAGTAACTAATTCATCTGTAATTTCTTTTACTTCTGTTTCTTTTACTAAATTATCATAAGATATAAATATATCTGAATCAGTTGTTGCATTTTCTATTGTATAAGCTGATATAGTTTTATTCAATGTATCAAACTTAAATATGCATTGATATGTTTCAGAAATATCATTTGTTAAGAAAGAATATAACGTAGTATCATCAATATCAAATGTTCGATATAATATAGCTAATTCTGTATCAACTGTTCCAATTGTCCATCCAGGAATATATCCTATTAATGTATTTAATAACGCTGGAGAGGCAGATGTACCTAATGCATCATAAAACTGATATGTACCTTCAAAAGATGTTACTTTTTTATAATTCATTATTGATTCTAAAGATTGGCATTTTACTTCTTTATACTTTTTAATGCCATCCCCATACTCATTTATTTCTGTTATAAGAAAGCACATAATCCCATCTATTAGCACTAAACGTTTTGATTGTATCAATGAATAATAAGGAGTTTCAACACCATTAATCATATAAGGCGCAATAAATTCAAGAGAAGATAATGCATTAAATCTATAAGTAACTTTTCTATCATATACTGTTCCAAGCACCATAAGTTGATCACCTGATGGATTGCATAGAATCAAAGTTACATCATCTGCCTGATCATAATAATTAAAATTGACTAACAATATCTACCTCCTTTCAAGCAAAATTGAATACATAGTTACGCTCCAATTTTTCTTGCAAATTGTGTCGTAATCTTTAATGTGCCTATTCCGCTTATTACATGAAGCTGATTCTTCCCGTTAATAAGTCTTAACCAAGATTTATTGAAATTATTTAGTCGAAGCAAACTCGTGCTTGAAACAATTGTCTTTAAAGAATTATCAACAACTATATTTTCGTTTGGTGATATTCCTGTAAAAGTAAATGCAGTATCTCCAGTTGTAACATTTGCAATACTAATTCCGTCACCAATAGAGTTTAATGTAAAATCAACTATAGGATATAAATATTCATCGGAATCGGAATCATTATAAAAATCAAATGTATAATTTTTAATCTGATCACCAGCAAATGTATGAGTAATTGTTTTTGGATACTCCCATCCCCAAGGCGAATCACATCTAAAATGTAATTTCAAACCTCTGTTTACATTACCAACATAAATACTTTTTGCGCTTGTACATATTGCATTAAAATATACATTGGATATATCGTCTTCGCAAATTTGTAATTTTTTGAAATTTCCACGACCTAATAGCCATTTTTCTATTTTACCTCTATCAAATCCAGGTATCGGATCAAAACTTGCAACTGAAAGATCAAATTCTAAAGGCGTATTCATTATGTTCCCATAATGATAGCTTTTAGATCGTCTATATATCCATTCTTCAATCGGCTCCGTAGTGCTTCCAGCATCTGTTTCCGCTTTATCGGATGTTTCAAAGTCTAATATATATAAGCCATATGTTTCGCTCGGAATTTGGTCGTATAAAAATGTTTTACCGTAGAAACTCATAAGCCTCCTTTACTTAAAGGGCTGGTTTTATCCAGCCCTACTTTATACGCTAAAGGAGCTTGCATTTCGCATTATTCCTTTATTTTTAATAATATTCATTAATGTATTAGATACTACATCTTTTATCTCAGGTAATACTGATTTGTCTAAACTTCCTGCAACATTAAAACTTAAATTTATATCTCCTATACTTGTTGATCCAGCAAGAGTATTCGTAAGATTAGGTAGAGTATTATTTATAAAGTTTTTCATTTGAGATTCTGTAGTTACAACTTCGCCTTTAAGAAGTTTTGCATATTCTTCCGATTCTTTTATCTTTGGAAGATTATCCCCTACAACACCGCCATCATGATAAATTCTTATCATACTTGTAGTGCCAGCAGCTTGCCCTGCTTTTAATTTTAATGCTGCAATTTGCTTGTCTAATTCAGCCTTTTCACCATAGCTTTTAGTTGCCGTTACAAAGTCATATGTATTATAAGCCGACAATGCTGATTGTATTTTAGCAGCAGCAGAATCCGCAGCTCTACCAACCCCAGCTAATGCTGTTCCCGCAGTATTAGCATATTCATTCACACTATTACTTGCTATAGCCCACTTATCAATTATATCAGAGTCAATACCACTCCCATATAAACGATTCCACGCTATAAGCGATTGATAAAAACTATCTGTTTTAGCTTGCATCAAATCTATAGCTTCGCTTCGTATAGATCCTTCTTGCTCAAGATATTCTTTTAAAGTATCAATTCTTTCTTGCATTGATTCTTCATAAGCATCATATTCATCATCAAGTGCTTGCTTTTGAATATCATAACTTCTATCTGCCTGAGTTTCGTTTATATCTTCAGTTGCTTTAGCACGCTCTTCTTCTAATTCTAAGCGTCTTTTCTTAGCTTTTTCGCTATTATCAAATTGAAGTTGTAAAAGTTCGTTATCAATGTCAGATAAAATCTTGTTTTTATCAGCAAGATCTTTTTGATAATCTGCTTCTTCTTTTTCTCTATCTAACTTTTCTTTTTGAGCATCTATGATCTTTTTGTAATTATCTAATTCTTCTTCTAATGCATCTATTTCATCTTGCTTTCTTTGTTTAAGCATTTTGATAGTCATATCAAGAAGATCATTATATGCTTCTAAAGCCTTATTAGTTTCGTTTTGAGCACTACCTACATCACCGATAGATTCAGCTAAAGCATTGTTCCAATATGTTTGAGATTGTACTTGAGCAAGCAATGCTTCCGCTATAGATAAATCTGTATTAGCTTGAGTTAATGCAATTCCTTTTGCTTTTAAAACTGCTTCTTCAGAAGCAATTTTTAGTTTTGCGGCTCTTAACGTAGTATATGCTTCAGCACTAACTGCTTCTCCTAAAGCTTTAGCTATATATATCTCTTGAGACTTAGCATTTATAATCGCCTTAGTAGCTCCTAAAGCGGCAGAAGCTTTAGCATATTCTGCTTGTGCTGTTGTAGCCGCTTCTTTAGCAGAAGCTACTGCGGATTCCATTTTAGCAACAAGCAATTCTTTTAAACCATTAACATTTAATTTTATCTGACCATTTTGTATGCTTATTGCTTTTGTATAATTATTAACTCCGTTTATAGCATCAGCAGGAAATAAATCTTTCAATGAAGATATTTGATCTATACCTAAAACATCACCATCTTTTAAAGAAGATAATAAACTTTCTACTCCGTTTACTGCCTTTTGCGCAGCATCATAAGTTGCATCCGCAGACTCTTTTAACTTCTCATAAGAAATTTGTGGGACAATTGGCTTTTCTTCTATTTCTTTTTTTGTATCAGTCCAATATTTCCCTAAAGCTATATTAAAATCGTCAAACGACTGTAACTGTTCTTTAAGTTTACTCTTTTGTTCTTCTGTCAAAATACTCATAGAGTCTATGGTATTTTGAAGATATTCAAGATTAGTATCTTTATATTCGTTTATTTGAGATTGATAACTTTCTATTTCTTCTGGAGATAATATGAAAGTTAATGCTTTCTCTACATCAAAATAATTTTGAGACTCAGATAGTTTATTTTGCCAATAATATGAATCTTCTATTGCTTTATTTAGATCATTTATATTCTTTAGATTATCTTCATATGCTTTAGCATCAGCCTTAATTGATTTTGCCGCAGATAACTGAGATTCTTCTCGCTTAAGATTTATTCTCTCTTGTAATAGTTTATTATAAGCAACATTGCTATCTAAAGAAGATTGATCTATTTGATAATTGCCTAATTCGTCTACTTTCCCTTTTAAATCAGGCAGTAACGTCTTAAGTTCATTTTGTATCTCGTTTAATCTTTTTTGGCTTTCAGCAGATTTATCTGTACTTTTTGTTAGTTCATCGAACTCTTCTTTTAATGATTTTATTCTATTTTTCTTGCTTTCGAGTTCTTCTAACTCAGACGAAACCTTAGTCAAATCTTCTGTCGCTTTATCTGCTTTTTTATTTAAATCATAAACATCTTTTATTGCCGTATATAAAGATCCAATAACTCCTACAAGAGTTAAAACTCCAGCAATAACCATCGGAATTGCTGAAAGTGCACTTGTAAATATATTGGCAAGACTTGTTTTTAGTTGTCCTGCGTCTATAGCTGTTTTTAATGTTGTAAAACTTTTACTTATCCCATCAATAGCGGTAGCTATACTTTCTCTTTTTAAGGATATAAAAAGGGAAAGGGTAGTTAGTATAATAGGAGTAAGTCCTCCCATTTTACTTGTTAAATTTCCAACAGCAGATCCAATATCATAAAACGCTTTGATTGCGCCAGAGTTTATGGTTGCTTGCCATACGGCTTCCCATGATGCTTTAAATTTGTTCATAGAAGCGTTTACACTATCAAGGAATATTTCGTATCTACTTTTAGCAATACCTGCACTACTCGATGCTGTTTCTTGAGCTTTTACTACATCATCCCACCCATCTAAAAGTGAAGCAACAATGTTTATCTGCCTCTGCCCAGCAATTGCCGTTAAAATTTGTCCTTGTGCTACTGTATTTCCTGCTTCACCTAATTCTTTATATTTTACTGCTACTTCTGATAATACAGTGTCCATATCTCTGAATGTATTTAGCCCATCGCGTAATTGTATTCCATTAGCAATAAGAACTTTTTCAACATCATTGATCGCTTCACCTTCGTTATCTATAGCAGCACCCGCTTTCACAGATTCCATTCTGGCAAAAATCGTTTTTAAAGCTTGTCCTATAGTATCCCCTGACTGCTGTGTTCTACTTATTAAAACACCTACGTAAGCAGCCAAATTCTGATAGCTAACTCCTGCTTGTTTAGCCATGCTTGACGCCTTTTGCATACCATTCGCAATGCCCTCAGTGCTGGCAGCTAAACTATTATCCAAACTTACCAATGTATCTACGATCCCAATAGAATCTTTAGCTGAAACATTATAAGCGTTTATAGTAGCAGTTAATTTACTTGTTGCATCAGCCGAATCAATATTACCAAGTTTAGCGAGCATCGTACTATTCTTTAATAGTAGCATTGTATCAGACATTGAACGACCCTGGCGTATCCACTCGGTTGCTCCCTTGGCAACTTCAACCGTGCTACTGCCTAATTCTTGAGCCATATCATTGAACTCATTAGCCATCCCAGCTAATTCAGATGTCGATTGTCCTGTTACAAGACCAATATTTGTTAATTCAGTATTTAAATCTTTTACATACTGAACACCCTCTTTAAAATCTCTTAATATGCCATAAATTGCTCCAGTAGCCAAAGCCCACTGGACAACTTTGCCTATATTTTTTACAAGAGCCGTTGTAAAATTGTCAGTTTTTTCCCTCGCAGTATTAAAACCTTGCTCTACTTTTACCGTTTCTGTTTTAAGAGAAGTGAAAGCGTTTCTTATATCTTCTGTACTTGCTTTACCTTGTCTGAAAGCATCTATGAGATTTAGCAGTTTATTTTCTGCAGTAGTCATCTCGTTGCTACCTATAGAAAAAGCGTCTTTATGTTTTACCTTTACATCGTCTAATGTAAGTTTATATCCATCAGCTAAATCATTTAACCTTTTTTGCTTTAGAGACGCATCACCTATAGATTTTTCGACACTTTTAGCATTGGTGATTACTTGCTCACCATTTTCACCAATTTCCACAGTGTATTTATCAATTGTTTTTATACCCTCTGCAACTTTATCTACAGATACGGAATATTTTTGGATCTTTGTATCATCAAAAATTTTGCTTACACTTACATTTTCGCCTAATCCAGCGAAACTTGCTCGTATTTTATCAACTTCTGCTGACATTGTAGACATTTTATTAGCAGCATCTGTAAAATCAACTCCAGCAGCGATTCTGCCAGACGCTTTCTTTTTAATTTGATCTATTTTATCTATTATTTGACCAGCACCTACTAAATTCATATCAAGATTAATTTTCAAACCTTTAGTTTGCCGGTTTATTTCTTCCTGCGTCATTTTTTGTATTACTGCTTTTAGCAATACGCTATAATTATTGCCCCCCGTAGCCATAAATATTACCTCCTATTCTTGAGATATATTATCCTTTTACTAGTTGTATTCCTAATTTCCCAAATTCTGATTTTGTATATTTATCAAATAATTTCTCTATACCACCTTTGTCAAACATATCAGTAATAAATATATCCCAGTAAGGTTTTCTTGGTTTATCTAAATCAGAATCAGTATTTAATATGTCTGCAAGTTCTTGTCTTAAGTCACCTGATTCTGGATCACCATGCAAAAGAGTATTTGGATCGTAATCCATAGATTGCCAGTCATAATAAAGTTTAGATATAAATTTATTTAATTTCTGATTTATATTACTAAATGTAAAAGCATCTAAAAATTGATAAGTTGGGTATCCTGTTTTATTATAGTAATCGTGGTTAGGAAGCTCTCCATAAGTATATTCAACAATATAATCTTCTAATACATATAGCATATCTAGTACAACTCTTCTAACAATTTCTCGAATTGTTCCTGAAAAAACTTTCAATAATTCTTCATCATTTTTTATCACTAATGTACAGCCTCCTTTCAATATATAAACTCAATAAATAAATGTTATTTCTGTTCTTGGATCTTCTTTGGAATAATTACCTTTTATTGTAAGCGATTCCACATGATTAAAATCATCATCAACCAGAAGTCCAGATACAGTAAACGAATCAAATAAGTTTTTTGGCGTAAAGTTATCAGCATCATGCCGGTGCTTCGTTCCAAAAAAATATTCAATTATGATCTTGCATTTATCTAATTTTCTATTTTCTAAGTTGTAATATTTGACAACCCACGATCCAAATTCTTTCCATGCTTGCTTTTGTGCATTCATTTTGAATCTTGGCATAATCATCCACTCATTCAAACTTGGTGGAATAGGACTATCAATAATTATTTTCTTTCTTTTAGGATATTTATCAAAATAATATTCATAATATTTCGATAATAATTCTTTATTTATTACAATTTTTATTTCATTTTTCATTAATTTCCTCGTAAATTTTAGTTAAAAAACATCATAAAACTATCTTTTTATGTAAAAAAAATAAGCACACGATGTCATATCGTATGCTTATTATTTACCCAAAATATTATCATAAGTTTTAATTTTAAATTATCTCTTTCCTATAAATCCAGAGACGCATAAAAGTATGCTTAAAATTACAAATCCTATCATTACAATTATTATATATTCCATATATAATCTTTTACTTATACGTCTTCTATTAAAGGTTCATTCCCATCGTGCTGAGCTATCCAAAAAGGCTTATATACTTTTTGCCAAATATATCCGTTAGCTTCTTTAGTTTCATCACCTTTTAAGAATACTTCTCCTTTTGTAGCATAATATAGAAGATCGCCCGCTGGAGTATATCTTACACCGGCAGTATCAGCACATACTCGAATATTATGTGTTAATTTATTTTCTTCTGTCGGAACAACTATAGTATCACTTGTATCGGCAACTTCTTCTATAGGATTTTGGATATTTATAGTATTTTCATTTCCATAATCAAGTATATACGATGTTGGATCAAAAAATTTGTTATTCGTATCTCTTACTTCAAAATGGAGATGAGTACCTGTAGAAAACCCAGTTGTTCCCATTATTCCAATAATCATACCTCTTGTAATTTCAAATCCTATAGGGAAATTAACTTCTGTAGAAAGATGAGCATATAAAGAATATCCCCAACTATGTTTTATTTTAATATAATTGCCATATCCTTTTGCATCAAATCCTACCTTTTCTACAGTGCCATCGTCACAAGAACGTATGTTTCTATCATCAGAATAATAATCTATACCGCCATTATAAGTAATCTCAGGGTGTTCTGAAGCATATTGCAGATGGTCGTTATAAGTATAAGTTACTTGATAATTACCTCTAACAGGTCTTTCTATATTTTCCATTATACCTCCAGTCTTAGCTTACTTTATTGTGCCAAACCTAATAAATAAAAAAGCTAATGCAACCGTTTGAGTAACTATTGCTCCTATTATACATAATAGAATTGCCCATAATTTGCTATTAACTTGAGTTTTTCTTTCCTTTTCTTTCTTTTCATCTTTAAGATGCTCATCAAGTTTTGTACCTAATGTATAGCAACTGTCTGTAATCCTATTTTCTAAAACATGATAGTTATCTGCAAATTTATTCTCTAAACTATGATAATTTTCTAAAATTCCAGGTTTACCATTACCAAAGAACGCTTTATCTAAACGATCAACTACATTTTCAATTACCGATAATCTTGAATCGATTTTGCTAATAATAAAAGCCATATCAATAGTTTCAGCATTTTGTGGATCTGACATAGTTTCTCCTTTTATATGCTGAATTTTATTCGATGTTTTTTTCTATGGGCGCAGCAGAAGCCTTGCTTGCATAAACAGCAGCCTCAATACTTCCGTCTATAATGCTCTTAAGTTTTTCATCTTCAGTATTGATACCTGCTAATTTTAATGCATCATATACGTATTTAGTAGCAGCATCTTTTTTAGCCTGTCCTTTTTCTATTTTGCCTATTGCATTCAACTGCTCTGCATATTGATAACCCCTTTGGCAATATTCAATAATCTTATCAATAAGAGGCAAATATGATGTATTAGGTACAAATGTTTGTAAACTATCCACAACTTTATCCGCAGCATCTAAACCACTGGAAACAAGTTCCATCGTTTTATCAACATCAAACCCTTTTTTCTTTAAATAAGGAAGCAATAAAACTAATACTGCAAACACAGCCAGCACAACACTAATAATAATCAATAAATCTTTAATTTCCATTTATTTCTCCTTAATCAATAACATTAAAGTTATAATTCGGATTCATATTTTGCTGGGCGATTATGCTTATTTATAATCAATTTTTTATAGCCACATTCAATACATTTTTCATAATCTTCAGAATAACTTATCCCATCCTTGTCTTTACTAACTTCAGTGACTAATTCCAGCGTTCCAAAACATTCTGGACATTTCCTTTTTAAAGTCTTTCTAATTTTTCCCATATAATACTTATTCTTCTTTAGCTTTACCTTGCTTTTTTGTTAGCTTTTTTTCTTTTAATTCTATAGGAGCATTTTTTAACTCATCAGTTTTGTCTTGAATAGATTTTAGTAATTTACTAATTCCTTCTTCAGATAAATCTAATGTACCAATATAATTTATAAGATCTATAGTCTTATTAGCAAGTTTATTTATTGAATTACCAATACTACGCTTTTGATATTCATAATTAACAATATTTTTCAAATCTAAAATAAAATCATTATAATTATCTATATTATTTTTGATTAAATCCCATAAGCCACCATTTACAATATTATCAAAATTTTCCACATCATAATCAACATTCGTATTCGATGATAAAATTCCAATAATCATTGACCATTGTGCCTGATAGTAATTTTCACATATATTAAATTCTTCATTAAATAATGTTTCAATATAATTTTTAGATAAATCTAACTTGACTTCTTCTTTTAAATATGGTAATATGATTATATCATTTTTCTGAAATTCAATAATTTTTTCTTTTTTGCCTTCAAAGGGAAATTTTACTTTATTTTCGACTTTTTTACCTTCTAAGGGAAACTTTTCTTTCATGTTTAAATTTTCATCCTCTTTATTTGGGGAGGGGATTAAATCCCCTCCTTCTATTTTTTTACCTCAAAAAGTTTGCATACTTTACCAGTACTATCCGTACCAGCCTCAAAGCAATTAAGTTTTTTACACCATTTTGCAAACTGGCAAGCATTTCCTTTGTTACTTTCATGAAAGCATATAAAGAAAATACCCGTTTCACCTTTCGGCGTTATCTGCTCGCCGTATTTGCATATCATAGCAATTACGCAACATTAATCATTACATAATCAACAAGCGATCCACTCGGATAATTCACATCGATTCGGATTGTTTCATCAATTGTAGTAGAGCTTGCTGAAGTACTAATTAAACCTGTAGTAGCTCCTACTGTAATTCCAGATCCTGAACTACCAGATCGCGTAAATGTACAATCAGAAGTAATATTTGTATTTGCATACACGCCACCTCTAATGCCTAAAACGCTAATCTGTGTAGATTCGGCTGTGCCCTTAGCCCAAGAAATTGTGCTTGGAACAGCGGCAATACTGGAATAAGTAGTTGTTGAAGAAACAGGAATATATGTAACTTTAGCATAATAATCGCCAGATGTACAATCATTAGCTGTAGAAACAAGTGCTTTACCTTCTAATGTTTCATTGCTAACACCATCGGCAGCAAAGTCTAAAGTGTAATTACCAGCAACTTGGAATCGCGGAACATTGATTTGCAAGTATTTCTTAACAGTTGTCTGATCACTTGCTCGAATTTCAGCGATTAATGTAAGGTCAACAATTGAAGGAGGCTTTACGGATTCAATAGTAATCTGATCAGCACTCTTGCTTGTCACATAGACAGCAGTAACAATCTGACTATTTGCTCCACTAACTGTAATATTTTTGACAGTAGGTGTTACAGTTTGAATAGAACCATCAGCTAAGAACACTTCGACATTACCAACTGGAGTAAGCGTAATCACGCCAGATCCTGAGGATGATAATGACACACAATCGGTTTGAAGAACATTAACTGCCCCTGTAGAAACTGTTGCTCCAGCATTTAACGCTAAAATTGTTTCTGTAAAAATTGCTTGATTGACTGTAATTCCAAGCTCACGAGTATGATAGTAGCTATAGATTAGAGGGTTGTTAATACCAGCTCTAACATCTGCACTACTCATACTAAGATTAAAAGCAGAACTAATATTAGCCTTTCCGTAAGCAATCCCCGCCTTAGTTTGCGGATCTCTTAATATTACATCTGCAACTGAAACTAAAAATTCATTTGTCATAATTTTATTTTCTCCTTTTAAGTAGATATTATTCCATCGCTGTTGGCATCAAAACCAGAGTCTTTCATAAAGCTCTTCGCATCAACCAAAATTGAAGCATAGCGTGATTTCGCGTTTTCGGTATGAGTAAGATAATGAGCGATTAATTCTTTCTTATTTTTTGATTGTATTTGTCCACTAATTTCCAAAGGTTTTAGCAATTTATAAGTAAGAAGCATCGTTTCTCTCTCAAACCGATTCTTATATTGATATAGCGATAATTCGCCAACCTCATTTTCCGATAATCCGGTCATAGCACAAAAAGTATATATTTCATCTTTTAAATCAAGAGAAATATTGTTGTTCATAAATTCTAATCTTTTTTCTAACTCTGGATTATAAGATTCTATATAATCTAAGCTCGATCCATTTTGCTCCAATATGATTTCACGTATATCATCAAATTCTTGTTCATTAAAATCAGAATTTTCTATAAATATACGAAAACTAAGTTTCTCAAAAGGATCTTCAATTTCTTTTATTTCTTTGTATCTAATTTCAACATTTTCAGATTTTGTAACTTCTTGTAAAAGTGTTGCTAAATCTTCAATTAGATTTATATCTTCATATGCTTGTTGGATCACATAAAACAGAAATTTTAAGTAACTCATTCTCAAAACGGTTCTGTCTGGAATATAGTTTTTTGGATGCCACATTAATCGTTGATATTTTTCTTTCAATTCAATTTGATTTAATTTTATTGGATAAAATTTTATACCCTTATATATTTGTGGCAAACCAAAAATATCATTTTCTGGTTTATATATTTTTTTTACTTTATTATTCATTATCCAATCCAATTCGTCATAACAACCATATTTCCTCTATAAGGAATATTACCTCCCATAGAAGTTACCATTTTACATCGGGCACTTGCTCTCGAATCAAAATGCAATCTTCCTAAATATCCTACTTCTGCTCCATTAAAAACTTCTATAATTTGCTGAGAAAGTACTTGTAATCTCGATTGATAATTGCTTAAAGTTGATATAGAAAAATGCGTATATATTTCAAATCCCATAAAGATTCTCCCATATATATGATTCGTAGGAGTTAATTCAATAGGTGTTATTCTTAAAATAGATATTTTCTCATTTATTGATTGATCCATTCCAAAATCGAAGAATATTCTAAATCTTGAATAATCGGGATCTAAATCTCCATTATTTACCATTTCACCTTTTTCTTTTACCGTAAGATTAGGGTGTGCGCTATCATTTTTATAAGCATCTTTATCATTATATTTTAGCAATTTCCATATTAGCTCATTATTATCCATCATATATTTTACGCAATTGTACGATATTAAAGGATAATCTTCATATTTATTGTATACATCTGCTCGCATATCTGTCATATTTACCACCTTCCAAGTAATGAAATTTCAAATATTCTGCTTCCAGAACTACCAGAGCATAATATATTTAAGGGATAGTCTAAATACATTTCTGTATTATCTACTTTGAAAGTGTTATCACTTAAGACAGAAAAGTCATAATATTGTTGAGGGACATTATTATCTGCTATGGAAAATACAAAACTCCCTGATATAATGCTACTACCACTATAATAACGAACGTCAAACGTTTGTGATTCTCCCTCTAAAATTTCTCCATTATTAGGATTAACTACAATCGCGCTTACTGCTGAAGAACTTCCAGATGTAATATAAAGATATCTGTCTGCTATGCCATTTACTAAGTCATCTAAACTTTCATTCACATAATCAATTTCCATTTTCAATTCAAGCAATTTAGAGCTATTATTATCATAGGTACTTGTATTTAGAAAATTGCGTATACCTCCCCCTGCAACTCTAAAGGCTACCCATTTATTCTGATTCCCGATAATAAATCTTCTGTTTTCTGTAATCGTGCTCGTTTTGCTATTCTGTTGCAAATAAACCTTTATTGCACCATTTGGTGTAACTAAATTATCAGAAGACATATTATTATCAGTGCCTGCTATTTCATATTCTATAGCACAGGGTTCGGAATATACTGAAGATCCAGAAATAGACATCCATCGCAAAACATTATTACATCTCCTGACTGTTAAAGAAGAAGTTAGTGTTTTTATATTTTCAAGATTCCATCCAATCCATGTATTATCTGAAAAAACATATTTTTTGCCAACAAATACTTCGTGAGTAATATCTGGAAATAAAATCCTTTTAAAATCATCGCCTAATCTTGTCTGTGTAAGCACATCCAAAGCAGAGGTTATTCTTACTTTGCTTGTTACAAATGATCCTGATCCTATTATATTTTCTTCTTCTATATAATAAATATCTGAACTAACATCAAATAGATCAACTACAGACGCCTGAAAATGATCTATTAATACTGCAGAGGCGCTCATGTTCTCGTTAGGCATAGGGTAATATTTAAGTCCCATCCATTGCACCTCCTTAGTAAACTGTGGTATCAAACATCTGATTATACCAATTGCCAAAATTGGTTCTTTTATATGAATAATTTATCAATGCTTGACTTATTTCTTCTTGTAATGCGGAGTAATAATCTTGTTTGGACTTCAAATTCTGTGCCGCAGAGAATGTTTTAAAATCTCTATCACTAATAACATTGGAAATTTGCACAAGATCCTTAATTGTCTTTTCAAGCCAATATTTAGTCATTAATAATGATAGCATAACTTTATTTGGAATATTCAAATCTTCTGTAAAATATCCAATATTGCTCCCTGAACTTGTAACATAAGTTAATGTTTGATCTGCAAAATCAGAAAATTCATTAATTGCAAAAATCAACCAAGGCTCAACATAGATTGTTAAAGTAGAAGATCCAGAAGAAGAATATACAACGTCAAGTTTATGATCTCTTATTCGTGATAAAAATAAATCAACTATATCAGAACTTTGTGTAGACAAATTTTCCTCCTTTCTATCGTTGTAATAGAAGAGAGTACCACTTTGACGCGATACTCTCTGTTGTAGTTTAAAATTTATAAGGTTTATCTATTAGTTTTTGATATAAATCAATTCTCTCTTTCACATGCAAATCTATATCTTGTGTTAAGGCAAATTGATAGCCAATATCTTCAGCTCTTTCTTTGTAAATGGAAAGATTATCTATAGCATTAGAAATTGCATTTTCCCAATTTTCTTTTCCATTCTCTGTAAAAGAGCCATACTCACGTAAATGGTTATAATTGGGATAGTCAGATGCAACAAAAGGAACTTTCAAAGCTAAGCATTCCAAAGGTTTAATTTGGCTTCTTCGTTTATCATATTCACCAGCTAAAGGAATTGTACAAATATCAATACTTTTAATTAATGCGGGATATTGTTGATCTGGGACAAAAGCACAAAACATTTTTTTATTATCTGCAATATCCAGTTCGTCATAAACTTTCTTATCACCTGTAATAAGCACTTTTACATTAGGATATTTCTTGCATATTTTTCTATATGCCATCATAATCCCCGAACCTGCAAATGAATATCTATGTGATAAACTTCCTGACCATCCAATCCAGATTTCTTTTTCAGAATGAGGGAATAAAGGTTTTACATCTTTATATCTATCTATTACTATATTATTATGAATGAAATACGTATCATTCCAGTCAGCCCAATCATCGCATAATGCTTGTGATACCGTCTGTAAGCCTTTACTCATATGCACACCCCATTCCAATTGTATTTTCGGAATAGGGTTTATATAATTTATAAATTCTTCGCCTTTTTCATTCTTTCCTTTTATCTCTCCAAATTCCCAAAAATTATAAGCAGGATTGTCTTTATGCAATTTTCTATAAGCATCATCAAATATTACACCAATACTTTTCCCACGAACTTTCCAAAACATCATCATTGTTAATGTATCTTGAAATAAATTTCTTTCAACCATAATAATATCTGCTTTAGAGCAAAGTTCTTGTGTTTCAGGGGAATTTCTTATAAATTCATTTATATGTATATACCGTGCAGTATGAACTCCTGTCTTATTAATAGCATTCGTTGGATTTATACAATTGTGCAAGCTGCAATTAAATTCATGCGGTAAGTCCGCATATATATAGAGTACAAAAATAATATACCTCCTATGTTATATTATTTGAGAGTTAATTATTCTGACTCTTTCATCATATTGTCTTTTATTTCTACACTTGCTTTTGCTTTTTCGACAATATTAACTCCACTAACTCGTGATAATTTATCAATCAAATTATAATCAACAGGCTCATTGTTTATTATTTTCTTGATAATAAATTTTACAATCACTTCTTGCTGTTTCGGGTTAGCTTTCTGAAATAAGGATATAGCCGCTTCATCATTATTTAAAATCTTTTCAATTTGTTCTTTTGTCAAGATTTTCTTATAAGCGTCCTTTTTGCTTGCCATTGCAACTACCCTGTCATCTAATATGTAATAATAACCAGCTTCCAAAAAGTTTCTATGATGATTATTTATCTCCATAAGATCACTATATAGAATATCCTGCGTTTCGCCAAATTCCTCAAAACTAAAAGTTTTCCCTAAACCGTGATCTCGTGTTGATAAATTTAATTTATTATCTATTAAACTCATAACCTTAATATATTCATTAGGCTGAACTGTATTGACAATATTAGGATTAGGTTGATACTGTTGCGGAATTGTATCATGAGCATTGTTCATCATTGTTTGACTTTTAATAACTTCCAATTCCTTTTTTAACGATTCAATTGTTTCAGACAAGTTTTTAACTAATAAACTATCAGCAGTTAATTGATTTACTTCCTCATTATTTGTTTGTGCTTTTGTAGTTTTACGTTTAGAAACGACCTTGTCTAAAGACTCGGATTTTGTTTTCATTTTTTCTCCTTACGCTATAGCGTAGTTTATAATATAAAGGGTGGATAAATATCTAATCTATCCACTCTTTATTGTTCTTGATAAATTAAGATAGTAGATATTTAATATCTACTATCTTGTCATAATAGTACACAAATTACAGAGTAATGAGTCCGCCTACACTCGAAGTATGCACACCCGTTTTCCAGAACTTAGTTAATGTATTGGTCTGAGTGAGATTAGCATTAGCATATACATCGGATGTATTTGACATCATAGTTCCACCTATAACGCATTTAACAATTTTATCGGTACTAGGAGCAACAATCCATAAAGAAGTATCACTGAGCAGAGTACTAAACGGAGTTTCCCAATTTGCTACCTGAGGAAGTTCTAATGTTGACATTGAACCTATTTGCCTTACATAACCTAATTTTACAAATGGGCTTTCAATATCATAACGATAGTTACCATCATCAGGAAAAACCTTGGACAAGGCAACTTTTGTACCGATCATAATAGGCTGAGCACCACCACTGAAAGCCTGAACTTTAGCAGCAAGTTTCATCATATCTTCCATTGTGTAGCCTGTTACCTGCAATCCGGTTGTAGCATCTGTGCTTAAGGCTGACATTGCGGCAGCAAACGCATTATAAATATCTTTATACATTTCGGTTTCGATTGAGCGCAGACATTTCGTGACAAATATGCCAAGAGATTCCTGTCCAGTTAAAACACGGAACAAAGATACATATGTTGAAACCATATGAGCTTCAGGATTCAAAGTAACCTGACGTTCAAAGCCCTTATGAAGTTCAGCTTCGCGCATACCCATACGACCAGTTTTGGTTACTGGGAACAGATCACGAGAACGAATATCAAAGATGGCAGTTTCGCCCCAACCAACAGTACGAACTTCGCAGAAAGCAGAAGTTCCATCAATAATTGTTTGAGGAAGAACCGCATCAATTAATTGAGTTTCAATATTGCCAATAGCCCAGTTAATCATAGGATGGTTAGCCATTTGAGAAGGAGGCATAGATGTTACATCAATTCCTGAAAGTTTTGATACTTCTTTCAGAATAAGTTTCCCGAGGGCTTCCTCTTTTTGAGAAAAGCTAATCGGGTTGCCATCCTTGCCTGTTTTAGCATACGGATACTGTTTAGTGCCATTCTCTGAACGATAGTGGTTCCAGAAATCAGCAAAATTTTCAAACAATGCTACAGATTCGTCATCTCTGCAAAAAGAGATAACGCTTTTTGGTAATTTAGTCATATTTTATTCTCTCCTTTTTTATTATTAAAATATTAATTAGTCAGGTAAAAACATGACTGTAATTATGCTTTATAAGCTTCTAGTTGGAATGCCACTATTCTTCCGTCACCAATTGCACTAGCTGACGCACAAGGAATATAAGTGGTTTTTAAATATTTCAAGCATTCGCCAGTAGACGGCGCAGCAGCCCATGCCCATTTAAAGTTACCAGTATCGTCAGGAACAGCATAAGCCTGAGGAGTTGCAGAGTCAAATGCTTCCGCAGTCAAAGTAATAATATCAACATTTGGCTCAAGTCTGAAAGCTGTAAAGACTTTACAAGCTGAAGTATAGAAATCCTGAATATTTCCAAGACCGTTATAAATATTATCCCCAGCAGTAGCAAAAGATAACTCAGGTTCACATGCGATCCAGAGTCGAGTCTGGCTTGCACTTGACGGAGCTGTGGCTAAAAAGACTTCTCCTTCACCGGAAACACCTGTTTTTTGATTCAGGACAAAAATGTTTCCATTATCGATCGGTGAAGCACAAATTACAGGACGAAGCCGAGCATCAACATTTTTGGCTTCAACTTTACTCACTATTAAAACTGCATGATTTGCCATATTTTAAATTCTCCTTTTATATATATAATTAATAGGCTTTTAGTTAAAGCCAACCGTTTTCGAAATTACTTTCTGATTTAGGGCTGTTAAGCCAAGGCATAGCAACTCTATTAATACCATCAGAAGGTTTCTTGTCTTTAGTATAAGAAAATGCGACTGCTTTAACTTTATTTTTCCAAGCATCAATATTTTCTAAACTAAAATTCTTACTATCTTCTCTGTACTCTGCAATCTTATCTTTTGGCATAGTATCACTAACTTCAGAAAGTGTAGCTTCTATTTCGAAAGCAAATTGTTTTGCTTCAATATCAGCTTTAAACCCTTTCAGAACTTCGTTTTCAGCTAAATAAGCTTCTTTATCTTTTTCAGCCTTTTCTGACATTTCGCATAACTTCGCATATAGCATTGTAGAAAGTTTCTGAAAATCCATATTGCCAGAATCATTTCTTTCAACAAGATATTTATAATCTTCAGTTTCAGCTTCTAAGATTTTAAGCATCGCTGCGACATCAAGGTTCCCGTCTAAAGACATTTTTTCTTCTTTGTCTTCTTCTTTATCTTCCTGCTCTTCTGTTTCTTCTTCTTCATCTTTTTCTTCTATTTCTGGCACTTCTTCTTTTGGTTCTTCTTCGAAGTCTTCTGTTTCTTGAGCTTTATTTTCAGTGGAACATACTAAATCTTTGTTTAAAACTTCATCTTCTTTATCCACAAATATTTCCTCCTTATCAGAGTCATCAGTTTCGCTTTCTGACATATCCTCTTTATTTTTTACCCATCTATTATTTTCAATATGATGAGATTTTTTGAACTGCGATTTAGCAATAGCATAGCCATTCTTTTCTTTACTAACTCCTATACTATCAGCAACTTTTGCTATCTGATTGACTTGGTCTAAAGTTAAAGGAACTCCGTCTATCTCTTTCATGTTTTTCGGAGCATCTTTTAAAGATGTATAAGGAAAAGTTATAATTTCACCTTCCGAAAAATAAGGAGATTTCCGATTGTCAATCTCATCTATAGATTCTTTAATTTTTTTCATCCAAACACGTCCTTCTTCTCCACCATAAAATTCAGAAGTAGCATCATCAGGAGTAGTCTTTTTATTAAAGAATTTAGCCATTAATCTGATTTTTTCTGGATTAATCTTTTCATTATTTATTAGAAATCTCGCTATTGAAAGGGAAGCGCTATTTGCATTAGTTCCATGTGATTTATAGGATTCCAGCGCTTTTTTCGCTTTATTCTTTACGCTTTTAGGAATAGTAAAATCAATATCACTATATTTATCTGAAAATTCTTTAGCGTATTCTTCTTCATACTCTTTCGCAAATTGTAAAACCGTTGCTCTCGCCATTGGAATAGCTGCTTTTACACGGCTACCAAGTATAGTAACTGCTTCAAATTTATAGTCAGTTAATTCTTCTGATCCGTCATCATTCTCTTTTGAATCCAGCACAGTTAATTCTACAGATACTGGCTTATCACCATCTCTTTTGAAAAAGTCTAGAAGCTTTCCAGAATATTTCTTCCACACGATTGAGAGCACAGATAGCATCGTTCGCCCATCCTCTAATTTTTTACTTATTATTTCTGAACTTTCAGGAATAACACCACAAGGAACTTCTTCTGGATCGTGAGTCCCTATATCGTCAGAAAAGCAATCATATTTCCAAACTACAGGACAATTCTTTATAGTATTAGAGGTTTTTTTAAGAGTTTCTTCGGATACATATAAATGATGCAAATTATCTCCAGAAGCAAAAAAATCTAACAATATGGTGCTAAATGAAGAATCAGGATCTTCTTTTATAAGTTTCGCATCTTCTACAGTAAAACTTAATTTTTCATTCACGCAATATTACCCCCTTTCTAAAAGATATAACAAGATATCTTTTAAAGTTTTCTATTTAATTCTATCAAATTTAATAGCCAATTTTACCCAAAAAGGGGATAAATTTAGAATTTCTTTAAATAGATCAGTGTCTGCAAAATAATAAGAATTCCCTTTCCTCGAAAGTAAAGGGAGATTTCTTTCTAAAAAATATTTTGCAACTAATTTATTACATTCTATTTTATTGCTTATTTTTTCAGGATTTACTATATACATATTAACTCCAATTAGAAACAATATCTGGGAGAATTATCATATCAGCAATATCATGATCAAATCTCATCCAGTCGTTGTTATACGCTTTCCCCTTATCAACCAATAAAATACATTGATTTGTAATATGTGATAGCATCTTAATAAATTTCAATAGAAAAGAAGCAGTAGTAATATCTTCATCCTCAATAGCTAAATTATAGGACTCATAGCATAATGATTCTAAATCCGTCATAAATTCCAATATCTTCTCAAAGAACTCTTGCGGACTTCTATAGTCTGTATCGTCTAAAGGCGTAAATCCATAAACTGTAAGGCAATTTCTTTCAGACTGATATTCTGAAACAAAATCAGCTATTTGTGGAAATAGATGCGCTAATTTTTCATGTAGAATACCGCTCGTTTGATTCATTACGAATTTAACATCAAGTACGCTCATCGCTCTATCGCAAACCCTGTTTCCAATAAAGCATTTTGTCACAATATCATTCAGTTTTGAATTAATTCTATCTGTAATCAAAGGCATAATCTTCCTCCTTCCTCAGGAAGTAATTCAAGCTCATTAGAACGCAATGTAGGTTACAACATCGCCTGAAGCTAAAGGTAAAGGAGAACCACTTACACCACTTTCAACAATAATAGTTCCAGCCACAGATCCAGAAGTCCATTTTGCATTAATAATTGGGCTGCCACTACGTAAATCTTGGCCAATAAAGCCCGTTACTTTTGCTAAACCAGTAACTAAAATAACTTTACTTGCAGAAGCTTCGCCAGATGTTACAACATGACTTGCAGAAACAGTAGCATTAGACTGTAATGTTGCAATACTGGTAGCAAGTGTACCTGTAGAAGAAGAAGCACTTGTAATCAGGTCGGAAACTATAGTACCAAGTAAAACATCTTTCGATGCTCTATTCATTTTATTTAAATTCTTTTTTTGTGATGCACTAATACTCGTCATTATTTATTCCTCCATTTAATATGAAAAATCCTAATACTCGGAGCCAAGAATTATTTATTCCCGTTAAGTATTAGGCTTATACTACAATATATTATTGTAGCTATTTATTTGCTTTTATTTTTGATACGTTAGAGCCTAAAGATCGTGTGCTTTCTCCGCTTTCAGACAATTCATCATCTGATTCTTCAGGTCTTCCCCTATTATCTTCAGAATTAGCACTTTGTTGAAAAGCTGAAACAATAGGCGTCAAATTATTTGTCCATCCATTAACGCGCGCTTCATCGAGTTGCCTCTGGAATGTAATCGGACTTTTCCCAATAGCAGTAGCTATAGATTGAGGTAAAACTATACCCATTTGCGCCAGCTTCATTACATTATCAAGTCTACGCTGACGGTCTAAGTATATATTAGATCCTTCCAGTTTTATAGAAAACTTATAATTCTTTGTTCTCTTATTGATTTGATATTCAAGGAACTCCTCAAAGTAAGGATAGATTTCCTGTGCCGATAATACATCTGAATCAGACGAAAGCATAGTTTCAATCGTATTCATACGATGATCGCCACCAGAGTACAATAAATTTGTGTTGACACCAGATGTACCTAATGTATTTCTTGTCCAACTGGATTGTATATCATTGCTACCATTAAACTCTACTCCGCGAATAGAATTTAAAGGTGCTACCGCTACATTAACCGCTTCATCTATTGCCGATTTTAATAATTGCAAGAAATGGCTTAATAGCTCTGGCGATATAGCTACAGAATCTTTTACGCTTGCTTTTGTATCCTTATTTAAATAAGGAACTTCTCCTGTCAATAATTTAACTGCTTGGCTTGCATAAGAATTCCTTTGCAATGCCCTAATGAAATTTTGATTAACTAAATCAGGAAATAGCCCAGCAAAATAAGGAACACGTGTCGCAATTGTCGGATTTAACTTCCAAGACCAGAATCCATCAGCAGGACTACAATCTGCATAATACACCCAAGTATTGCTACTTCTGTAATCAATATCTATTGATGGATTATAATCTGTAGAACTTTTAGTGATTATCTTATTATATGTTTCTTTAAATATCTTTGGATATAAATCTAAATCTATACCCTGTCTTAGAAAGAAGGAATAATCAAAGCTAAATAATAAACCATAATCCCATCGACCAGTAATAAGACAATAATCAGGAGGAAGTTGTTGTAATATATATTTCTCCCCTTCATCTCGCAATACACAAAAGTAAGAATCAGTTCTATAAAGCTCTTTAGTTACTCTAGCAAATTCACTTTTATGATCAAAGGAATCCATAAATTTAGACATTATATCTAAATCTTTTTTATATTTAGTTGATTTATAATTAGACTCATCTCCGATATTCATACAAGAATAAGTCCAATCCCAAGATAATAAATCTGACATATAGCCAAGTAATCGTCTATAAGGCGTACTACTAATTTCAAAAGATTCAGACATTGCAAGCAAAGTCTTTTCTGATTCTTTCGGATTTTCTAATGCTTTGGAAATACTATCCGAATTAACTTTTGTACCAGTAGATGATAAACTTATATCTTTTAAACGACTATTTAGCAAAACAGGGTTAAAAACGTTTGGATATAATCCTGTGCGTTCAGAAAGCCTTTTTGCATAATTCAAAGCAAATAATATTTCTTCTTCAGTCGATAGGACTCCTTCTTCTTGTATTTTAGTTGTTTTATTCTTTGCCAATTATTTATACCTCCTTTCGCTGAAGGTCTACATAAAATTTACCTTTTATACACATTTAATTATCCTAATCTTTTACCATACTTTTGTTATACTAGATAAAAATTCAAGATCACTCATACTATTATCTTCTGTTTCTTTCAGTAATTCTTGATCAAAGAAAGATAATACCCAGTTGCAATAAGAAATTGTAGAATATCTATCTTTATAGCATCCTGATTTTTCAGTCAATTTAACTCTACCATTAATCAAGCTCATATCAAGATTAATACATTCGCCAATCATAAGCCCAGTGTTTATATATGGATTAAGAAAGAAAGCTGTCAGTTCAGAATCATTAACGTTGTTTGTAAATTCTTTTACATTCTTAATTAAAAATTCTTCTGCTTCGCCATCTGAAATTAGAAAACTCCATAATTTCTTTTGTAATGAAATCCTAAAAGCACTTGCCATTTGACTATTTAATTCCAAAGTTGCCGATATAGGAAAAATAACTTCCATAGGGTTCAAACTTCGGGTATGGTCTTTCCTTAATTCATACTTTTTGTCCTGATTAATAAATGTAAATTCATCTCCAACTACGCCCAATGCCGGATGTGTAATTCCTCTGTCTTCACACAAAGTAGGTTCTGTTAATGAATCAAAAACGCCTCAATTTTGTTGTCTATATAGTTTTTTATCTATATATTCTAATAATTTTATTCTTATTAGTTCGGCGTAAATCTTTATCTTTTTTGTAAAAATTGGTAGTTATATATTTATTTTTTAACATATCAACTCCTTTAAAAAAGATATCGCGGCCTCTTGCTATCATTATATTCTCTGTTAGAGTTTCAGATAGTACGCTCTGCCCCTGAATAAACAATTTAGATTATTCTTCGGTTCGGATTGGCATCTCAGCTTTCCCGTTTAATTCCGCAATTTATTACCTCAAAGTCACCAATGAGGAGGACAATTTAATTTATCCCAGCGTTTTGTACATCAAGTACAATATAATCAGCATTAAAATCAAAGAATATATCCTTTATCCTTCTTGCTTGCACTCCAACATCCCTACCTTTAAATGATTCGATGTAAACAAGATGACGCTCATATCCCTTGTTTAAAAGAGGGATAGCGCGAATGCATAAGATAATACTGTTATCATTTGCTTTATTTGTTCTTGTAGCAATATCTGCCGCAACAAATCGAATTTCACCATCAACCTTTTTTAAATCATATGGATTTTTCTTTAAATCATAATTATCATCTTTTTGAGGATAAAACGCTCTTTTCAACTTTCTTGGAAATAAACTTGGTTTGAAATAACTTTTACCGCTTGATCCACTTGGAATATTCAAATATTCCATTTGTATAGAAACTTCATCCATGTCTCCCATTTCGTTTCTGATCATAGATTCTGTCTTTATATTGTGGTATAATGTTATCAAATAGTCAAACGCTAAAAAGTTAGCTGTTTCATCTCCCATCACCATTCTTTTTATACAAGATTTTACATATGTATACCAATATTCTGCACTATACCATGCTGAAGTTATATAAGAAATTCGGCCTTCTTCTTTTAATTCAGGAATATTTTCATATATTGGATTTAATCTATAAGGAGGCGTTCTAACTTCCAAAAAAGGCTTTATAACTTGTTCCAATATTTGCTTTGGCACTAATCGAGATTCCTCTATTAATATATAATTAGCGCGAGCACCTCTTGCACTATCAGAACTCGGCAATGTTCTTATTGTGCTGCCATTATGGAATGTCGCAACATTCTCATTTGTATTAGTTACAATATCCTCTATCTCTCGTGCAACATTAGGATATGTAGTTCTTAATGCAGACAATTTATCACTAAGAATTAAAGCACCTTGTTTTATTGTTTTCGAACAAGCTATAACCTTAATTCCAGGATATAAAACTGCTAATGTAAGAGTCCATACCGCTATGATCCAAGTTTTAGCAGCTGCCCGACTTGCTACAATATAAGCTAAATTACTTTTTTGTAATGCGTATATTATTAATATTTGATAAGGATGTAATTTTATGCCAAAATAAAATTCAATAAAACGATGTGGATTCCTTCTAAAAAAAGTAATCCATCTTTTATATCGTTCTCGCCTTTCATCTTCTATAGTCTTACTTCTAACCATAGAAATAGGCTGAACGAATAAGTTTTTTGAATTCATATTCTTGCGTTCTTGATTTTTATAAGGTCTGGGTGAAGTTGCCATAATTAAACCTCTTCGTTTTCCGTTCCTATTTGACCAAAATCAGGAATTCCTTCGCTTTCATTATCCTCATCTTCTATACTTAAGTCATCATCTCCAACATCAGTTTCTACATTAAAATCTCTACTTTGTGTTACAAAATTCTTTAAAGGTCTGGTTACATACTTTTTGAAATAGCTCCCTATATTATCAAAATCTTTAAATAGTTCTTTATCTTTAAAGTAATCAGCAGGTTCTGTTTCTTCTATAATTTTTATTATATTAGAAAAAGTTTCTTGCGCTTTACCAGAATTAGCAACAGATGTTTTAGCAGGATCTAAACTAGCCGTTTTCATTAGTTCTTGGAGTTCCTTTATAACTGATGCAGAAGCTCTGCCATCGTTTGCTTTTCTTTGCTTTCTAATCTCAAGCATCTTGTGGCATATTTCCTTTAATAAAGTTTCTTCTGCTTTCGTATCACATTTATGAGTTTTTTTCCAATCAGCTATTTCTCTTTCCAAAAACAAATAGTCCTCATAAGCGAGATTTTCTCCCCAATATTGCTTTAAATCACGGGCATCTTCAATATTATTTACGTCTACTTGACTTTCTACATAGATTGATGGCTCTTTGAATGTAAAAGCACCATTTTTTAAATTGGTTTCAAAATCTCCACCACCTATAGTTGCAAGTTTAGCTTTATAAATGCTAAAGATATTCTCTGATCCTTTACCTTTTTCGTATATCTTCTTAAGTCTATCTAAAGTTTGCTCTACTAAAACTTCACTATAGCACACATTTAATTTTCTGCATGTTCTAAGTATAGCCCTTGCTACATCGCTTTCTTCCTTATAATAATTATCATATATCTCTTGGCAACAATCTTTACAAATAGAAAAATATCCATTTGCATCTAATTCTAAGTCTGTTGCTGTAAAGAAATCAGAATATTTTTTTGTAGTCATGCACCTTCGACAATAAATAGTATTGACCTCAATGCCTGTCTTGCTAATATTCTTTTTAACTTTTTTTTTACTTATCATCTACGCTCCAAAACGGATATAACCGTTCATTTAATTACCTTGAATTTTAGATATTAATATAAATACGTAAATATTTTACTAATCTCCGATCTTACATTGTCTTCTTCACTGTCAAATACGACAATACCCACATTTTCATTTCCTGCTAAATTATTTATAGCTCTTTTTAAACCACTATATTTTTTATATTTATCTTGAGTAATTTGATCGTAATCTCCGACAAAACATATTGTACTATTAGCCGAAGTTCTTTGCCCTATCATAGCGAATTGTTCTTCTGTGAGATCCTCACATTCATCCACAAGTATCCAAGCATTTTTTATATCTCTGCCTTTTAAATATTCTGGAGAATCAACTTCGACCATATTTCTAAATATTAACTCATCAATAGTATATTGAGTATCGTTATTGTCTTCAAAAAAACCAAGCCATCCCCTGATTTTGCTCATCTTATCGCCAGGAAGGTATCCATTCTTTTCTCCAACACTGACATTATGCCTTATTACAAAAAATTTTTCATATATGCCTTTGTTTAAAAAATACATACCAAACATCATAGACATGCGACTTTTACCGCTGCCTGCCTTGCCCGCTATTAATTTGATGCCCACATTAGGATTAGCTAATAAATCAAATGCAAATTCTTGCTTTATTGTTTTTGGCTTGAAGTCTTTAAATTTAGTATATATGAGTTTAACGAACTTATGCCCATCCCATCGACCTTTATCTATTACATCATCATCTTTATTTTTTATAATTAAATATTGATTAGTTAATAAATTAAAAACATTATTACCTTCATAGAAAGAAGCTAAAGTTTCGTCATCAGGTTGAACTTCCATATAGCCATTATACAATTATAAACCTCCGTTTAAAAAGTTCCTAAATATAACTTAATAAAACTACGATTTTATATAAATAAAAAGAGACCCTTCATCACAGAGTCTCTTTTATCACGGCATTCACACATATTCTATTTTTTTATCAGATTTCTCAAATACCCAGAAATAACTATGATATTTTCTTGCATTTTTCTGATTCTCTTTTTGCCAATCTGCAACAATTCTATTTTTCGCAAGCAAAATAAATAAATCTTTAGGATAAAATCCTAATTTGCAAGCCTCATTCATAATAAACACGTGGCTCATATATTGTTTTCCACTACTTACTTTATCTTGGCATTTGAATATAAGAATTCCTTTTGGCTTTAATATTCTATACGATTCTTTTAAACTATCAATATAAAATTGATGTAATTCCTTTTCATTTTTATAAACCCCAAATCTTTTATTTATAATATTACTATTATCATTTTTATATAAAGATTTTCCAGTAGTTGCTAAAAATGGGGGATCAAACATTTCACAATTTATAGATTCGTTATCTAATGGCAAGTTTCTGCTGTCACCATATTCTACATCCTCAATAGGATTTATATCAAAAATATATTTAGGAATATTTATTCCTGTATTTTTATAAAAATTACCATAGCTAAAAGTAGGATCGCAATCTATTGTTGTATTTACAACATGCAATTCTAAAATATTTTTAATTATTTCAGATTGGTCGTATGAGATAGATTTTATCACAGCCTTATCCAACTACTATATTTAATATATTTTCAATACCATTTTCTTTATCTACAATAAAGCATTGCGTCTTTTTTTCTGTTTGCACATATCCAGTATCATTAGTCCATCTTGACCAACCGCTTATTGTAGGCAATCGGTAAATTTCAACATATCCCTGCTTCTCATATACCATTCCAGTATGCAAATGTCCTAATAACCAATAAAAATGATTGCATCTTGTCCAGCACTCTTTTGC